GAGCGTGAGAAAATGCAAGCTGAGATTGAGTTGCGTAGGCAAGAGCTACAAGCTGAACTTCAGTTACGTCAACAGAAACTGGCCTTTGGTGGTCAGGTTTCGGATAACTTGCCAAGAGCATGACAGATTTTATTAGTGAGCAAGACAGGGGCGCAAAGGCCGCTGATGTTTTGCGAAACCCATTAGTTGTAGAAGCATTTGAAGAATTACGAAAAACGTATGTTTTAGGTTGGTCAGGTAGTGATCCGCAAGACACCGCTTTTCGTGAGCAATGTTTCCACTTGTTGAAAGCGCTTGAAGCTTTCGAAGGGCATTTTGAAAGTGTTGTAACAACTGGAAAGATGGCCTCTCAACAAATGGAAGAATTGCGAAGGTAACTTAACAATTTGGAGATTTTTATATGTCTGGTACTCAATCTGAATCCAGTCTTTCGCAGCATGACGCTGTAAATTTACTTTTGGACACCCAAGCCCCTGAAGAGGCAAGCGAGGAAGTTCAAGAGCCTAGTGCCGAAACTGAAGTAGAGGCAACCGAAGAGGAAACCGTAGAAGCTGAAGCCGCTGAAGAAAGCCAAGCTGAAGCCGAAGAGGTAGAAACTGAGGAAAGTGATGAGGAATACGAGGAAGAAATCGTAGACACTTATCGCGTCAAGGTTGATGGTGATGAATATGATGTAACTCAGGATGAGTTGATCAAAAACTATCAGCTTGAGCAAACTGCTCAAAAAAGGCTTATGAAGGCGTCTGAAGAGCGTAAAGCTTTGGATGCTGAAAAAGCACAAACTGAGCAAGTTCGTACACAATACGAACAGGCTTTAGGTCTTATGCAGCAACAATTACAAACGGCTAATCAACCAAAGGATCAGGCGTATTGGGATAGTCTGTATGAGAGTGATCCACTTGAATACGTTAGGCAGCGCGATACTGAGCGCGACAATCAAGCCAAGATGCAAGCTGTTCAGGCAGAACAATTACGTTTGCAGCAAGAAAACTTGCAACGTGAGCAAGCTAAATTACTTGAAATGATACCGGAGTGGAAAAATTCTGAGGTGGAAGCCAAAGAAAAAGCTGCTTTGGTGAGCTACGCTAAAGAGCGTGGTTGGACAGATAAAGAATTAGCAAGCACAGTTGATAGTCGCTACATTGAGTTAATGCGTAAAGCGTACCTTTATGACAATTTGCAGTCGGGCAAACCTATTGCAAAGAAGAAAGTTAAGGCCGCACCTAAGATGGTTAAGAGTGGTCAACCAAAATCTAAGGCTGACTCTGCAAGTGATCGGAAGCGTAAGGCTTTTGAAAACCTGAAGAAAACAAATAGCCGTGATGCGGCTGTTCAATATCTTTTAACTCGTTAATCTAAAGGAGGCCAATTATGGCTACATATACTAGCTCTACAGCTATTGGAGAGCGCGAGGATCTATCTGACGTTATATACAGAATTGATCCCGATGAAACTCCACTAGTTTCAAACTCACAGAAAGAAACCACAAAAGGTATCTTTCACGAATGGCAGGTCCAAGAGCTTGCAGCGGCGGCAGCGAACAATCACGCCAATGAGGGTGCTGACTATTCCTACGTCAATCCCGCTGTAACAACACGACTTGGCAACCACCACCAAATCGCGGTCCAAGCGGCTTCAGTATCCAATACTTTGGATGTTGTTGACAAAGCAGGGCGTGATAAGGAAACCGCATACGTTAAGGTGCTTAAAGGAATTGAGCAACGGCGCGATATAGAGAAATCCTTATTCGCCAATGAAGCTCGTTCAGGCTCAGATCCGCGTAAATGCGCGAAGCTTATCACTTGGATTACCAATGGTGATGCGCCTAGTGATATGGCATTTGCTACTGGTGATGGGTCAGATGTGGCCGATTTAACTGGTACAGCTAGAGCTTTAACTTTGGCTCAGATAGATGCTGCTATGTTGGCTGCATATAATGACGGTGGAAGCCCGAATATGTTGCTTATGTCACCAACAAATAAGCAGAACTTTTCTGATCTATCATCAGGCTCAGTTGCTTCAGCGCAGTTAAACTACACTGCACCACGCGATATTGCTATCGTCGGCTCAGTATCACTTTATTTGAGTGATTTTGGTGAGTTGGCTGTAACGATTGACCGTCAGGCTAACAACTCAGAGGTATATTTGATTGATACTGATTACGTTTGCATAGGCTCCCTCCCAGGCCGTATGTTTAGCGTAAGTGACGTTGCTGCTACAGGTGACGCCACAAAATTCGCTATTGTGAGCGAATACACTTTGATCGTCAAAGCGCCTAAAGCGCATGCGGCGGTTATTGGTTTAAGTGGAAGTTAATTTTTCTCCATATTCACAACACTAGGGGCGGCTAGTTCGCCCCTTTTTTATTTGAGGTTTTAATGAAAAAGTTACTGAATTTAGATCCAATCACAGGGAAGCGCACAGTTTTTGAAAGTGGCGCTGATGGTCACAGAGTTACAACAACTGTGAACGTTGATCCGGTTAAGGATTTAGCAAAAGAGAGTGCCAATGATTATCGCTACGGTGATATGATTGGGAATACTCAAAAGCATAAGCACAAAGTCGGTGAAATCCCTGCTATTCTTTATCATCATTTGGTGGAAAAGTTTGGGCAACCAAAGGACAATCCGAAAGCTTGGATGCAGTGGCTTGAAGAAAACAAAGGTTTTAAGGCAACAGGCGGTAGGCTTATCTAATGGCGATTACAACGTACACAGAGCTAAAGACAGCTATTGCTAACTTTTTGGCTCGTTCCGATTTAACTGATCGTATTCCTGAATTTATAGCTCTTGCTGAGTCAAGAATGAGTAGGGAGCTAGAAACGCGGTCACAGGAAAAACGTGCGACAGCCCTAACGACTTCCGGTGATGAGTTTATATCACTGCCAACTGATTTACGGCGTATTAGGCTTGTTAAGAATAACACAAGTTCGGTTGAAGTTTTAGATTATGCAACACCAAAGGATTACTATGAAAAGTATGCTTCCTCTGGTGGTGGTAGGCCAAAGCTTTATACAATTATTGGCGCTGAGATTGCTATGCGTCCTATTCCAGATAGTGCGTATACAATAGAGATTATTTACGGCGAGGATATATCCGCATTATCAGATGCCAACCTTACCAACACAGTTTTAACACGTCACCCAGACGTATATTTATATGGTTCATTATCCGCTGCACATATCTTTTTAATGGATGAGGCAAGGGCCGCGCAGTACGACACACTTTTCTCAAGAGCAATAGAAGAAATCAATAAGGATAATGATAAAGCGTTCTTTGCGGGTTCGCTTTCAATGAAATCTGATTATTTAGGAGCGTAAAAATGAGTGCAATGTCAGACTACCTTGAGCTAAAGGTATTAGATCACGTTTTAGGAACAACTGCTTATACAAAGCCTTCAGCGGTATATTTGGGTTTATCAACTGGATCATTTGGTGATGATAACTCAGGCACAGAGTTGACAGGTAATAATTATTCAAGAAAAGTAATTACTTTTGCAAGTGCATCAAGTGGCACAACAAGTAATGACTCAACTATTGAGTTTAGTGCGGCTACTGGTGCTTGGGGAACCGTGAGCCATTGGGCGTTATTTGATGCCTCAAGTTCTGGGAACTTATTAATACATGGTGCGTTTAGTGCATCAAAAGTTATAGCGACAGGAGATATTGTAAGGGTTGCAACTGGCGATTTAGACATAACGGCGGCTTAATATGGCTGAAATTATTGGCCCTACTCTAGATCAGCTAGATACTTGGGGTACGCTTGATAGCTTAGACGCTTATGGCACGTTAGAATATCTTGATACTATCAATTTATTCGAGGTTGCAGCGGCTGAAAATATTGCTGTTACTGGCACAGGTAGTGCTAATTTTAAGGCGGCGGTATCTGCGACTGCATTAATCACGATAAACGCGGCAACCACTGTTGTTTATGATGTAACCGTTGCGTCTGGTACTAACTCCTATGGTTCAGGTAATAAATACTATATTGCGGGTTTATCTGGTGCGAGTCCAACATTAGAGCTTGTAGTCGGGAACACATATAGGTTTGATCAGTCTGATAGTAGCAACTCAGGCCACCCGTTACGGTTTTCTACTACTGCCAATGGCTCTCATAATAGTGGTTCAGAATATACCACAGGCGTTACCACAACTGGCACACCTGGAACGGCTAACGCTTATACTGAGATAACTGTTTCTGCGAGCACACCAAGTACATTATATTATTATTGCACAAATCACTCAGGCATGGGTGGTACGGCAAATATTACGTCTTTTGAATTTGGATTAATTAAGTCTTTTGCGGCTTCAGCGACAATAACAATTACTGGTACAGCGGTTGCGTCCTCACGAGTTGTGGAAACGTCCGGAACTACAAATATTGCTATAACAGCGACAGGTAATGTTTTGGGAACATTTGCGGTTGCGGCGGCTGACACAATTGAAATAACCGGAAGCACTACTACTGGTGTTAATTACAAAGCCGCGTGTGCAGCGTCTGTTGAGCTAAGTATCGATGGTGTGGCGATTGCGGAAGAGATGGGTGAGGCTTGGACTGATATAGTTCCGGCTACAGCGGTATTTAACACTCGCACAGCGGGTACAGATAGGTGGTTAAATCAATGATACCTTTCGGTGAGTGGCTCCCTGATCAGTCGGATTTTCAAAATCCTGGGTCTACGGTTGCTACAAATGTTATTCCCGCTGCTAGAGGTTACAGACCTTTTTTTGGCCTTTCTGAAGTTAGCCAAGCGGCTGACAATCGCATTAGAGGCATTTACGCCACCAAAGATACAAACGATTTGATTTTTATATTTGTCGGAGACTCCGGTAAGCTTTACAAAATG